ACTGTTACAGCATTGATTCTTAACAAGAGTTTGGAAAACAGACTCACGAACACTAATCTGGGCAGATTAGGTCTCTCACCACATCTCATTTCTGAATGGGATATGTGTGTGGAGATGGATTCCGGGGCTGCTGCGATACCCGTACAGTCCCCCTCGGACTTCTGCGAAGAAGTCTCAGGAGAAGGAAGCCGCGGTAGGCAGGAAGAGGGATTAGGTCAAGGAGTGAGCTCTCTAAGCTCACACTCGAGGCCGATGAAGGGAAAACCTTTGTCGGGTACATCGTTTATTATCGACAGTAACCTAAGCAAAGTCAAGCTTGGGATTACCAATCTTCCGTCCAGTTCGTTGGCGAAATACACTGATGAGTTTCCCATTTTAACTCTCAGTAAGCTTCGAGATGAAGCAAGATCATTCAATTTTAAGAATGATATACCGGAGTGGATACACTTTTCTGACTTTACAGTGAAAATCATTAAAAAGGAAAAAGGTATTGTTCGAACAGAAGAGGCTGTTCGACCAGAGGTTGAGTCACTTTATAAATTTCTTTGTGACCTCTGCACTGTTCTCATTCTGTATGGCTACAGAACAGAGGGCAAGGATCTCAACCATCGGCTGATGCGAGTACTCTTTTTATGGATGCGACTTTTAAAATATTTAGATTTTAATTTTATAAAACTGGCTAAGTATAAGTTGGGCGCCTTTGCAGCATATGCAAAGGAGTCCGACACTCTGCCTAAAAGTCCATTTGCAGAAGATTTCCAAATACGGAATGATTTGACAAAACCCCACAAATTGTTTGATAGGGATGTAAATAAGTTCATTCATTCACTGAAAAGAAATACTTTTGAAGAGAAGCTAACTTGGATGTCATTTGTAGACTCCATTAGTCGAGGCCTCAAGAAAGGTGCTGATCGACCATCTGATCAACAGGTCCACCAAGCGAATCTTGACACCGTTAATTGCTTTGCTGACACCCGTCAGTATATAGCGGAGCGAGTTGTCATCCGTGGTGATGACCTACCAGATGTGAAAATTGATCTTGACCTTGAGATCCAAAGAACAACCGATGAGATCGTTAAGCCAGGCAGTCGGGACTTTAGTCCTTCCTGGCATCGTTTTCCGAGTCTTTCGGCTTCCTATGATAACAAATACGCTGATGGTGGAGGTTGCTTCATCGTCGCTCAAAAACTATATGACCGATTACGAAACTGCGATCATGGTGCAGGTGTGAATACTAGAATTCATGCTTCCATCTGTGAAGGCTTATTCTTAGATCCTGTCATGCCCTTTATCCAGAATTCTGATGATCCTGATGGTAAATCCATTAGTCCAGATGCAGACGGTTCTTGGATGCAATCCGGTGAGTATCTCGAGGTTAGCACGAATTATGATAATTTGTCTGATCCCGTGGATATTCATGCTTGGGTTAAGGAGGTCGTTGAGACCAGGAGGTTTTTGAGAAGCGATAATCGTTGCAGTGATTCAGGCCGTCCATTAGGTCTTCCTGCCATGACTGTTGTCGGTTTAAAGGAGGCTTTGAAGATTCGCGGTATCACCAAGGGTGAAGCTCTAGAGAATTGGTTTCTCCAGCCACTTCAAAAGTATCTTGCGCAGAAGTTACTGCGGTTGCCATGTTTTAGATTAACAGGAAGGCCTATATCGGCCGAAGATCTTGAAGCGACTTTTAGAGAGCTACCCGAAGGTAAGAGATTCCTATCAGGTGATTATGATAATGCGACGAACAAGATGTATTCTCACTATACTCGTGTCTGCATTAAAAGAATTTGTGAGAACTTAGGACTTGATGAGTTCTGGTCAGAATTAGCTGAGCAATCGTTATGTGATAACATTGTTGAGTATAATTATTTTGATCCGGACTCCCGAAAGCTCGTTACTAGACGTGCCTTCCAGCAGAATGCTCAACCAATGGGTAAGATTCTGTCCTTCGTTATTCTTTGCATAATCAATGCTACGGTCTGTCGTCTTTCTCAAGAAATAGATATTGGGTACAATCAGCCAATTCCACTTAAGCACTTTCGCGGTCTCATAAATGGAGACGATTGTGTATTTGAGCTCTGGAATTTTGATAGCTGGGAAAAGACGAGTAGGTGTGTTGGTCTCGAAAATTCTGTTGGAAAGACCTTCTTCTCAGACAAGTTTGTCGAGATGAACTCAAGGACTTATCTTCTTGAGGATTACCTACGCTTACCATCTGGTGATCTAATAGATCTCAAATTTCGATTGGTGCCTTTCATTAACTTTGGTTTACTGAAGGGACTAGTTCGTTCGTCTGGTGTTAGTGATTCGGAGACCCGCTTTGAACGCATGGCGTCACTGGGGGAATGTCACACCGACCTCTGCAATCATAATGATCACTTCTATAGAGAATTGGATTTCCTATTTAAGCGGTATAATCGTGATCTTCTTATGGACTTCCGTTTGGACCACATACCCTGGTATATACCTAAGTGGCTTGGTGGTATCGGACTCCACCCCGGGCCTAACCCTGAGGAAAAGATTACAGAACATCAGAGACGGGCTTGCTCTATAATTCTAGAGAATATAGAGACTAGTCGACCTAGGATTGTTTCCATCAATAAGACTTGTCATCTCCATGAGGAGGTCCTTAAATTGATGGATGAGATTAGAGGGGCAGCTGGATTGAAGCGCACAGCCAATTCCTCCCTCGAACTCATAAATGGGGACCGCGTTGACCTTAAGACAGAAAATCTCAAGGTTTACTCCATGTTAACAGAATATATTTGGAGAAACGCAGTTGCATCTAACCTTTACGCTGATCTCTTCAAGGAAGACCTGGATGGTCTCGTTGAAGTGACTCCGGAAGTTGAAAAGCTAGAGATAATGTTCTCGCGCCAGGTGTTGTCGAAATCTACATTGCAATTACTTAAAAGCAAGCGAAAGATCTGCACAGCACTACGTTCAAATGCAAGACTTTGGAAGAGGAGTTGTGAGCAGGCCTACACTAAGCCTACTCTCCCTTGGCACAAAATCTGGCATCACGCTTTTCCTGACTTCTTACCTTTCGTGGTCGCAGACTCTGTACGAGATATGCACACGCGAATAAAGGAGATAAGATAGAACATGGTCATGCCCAAATGGTAGAATGGGACTACCAACACAA